CACGACTAAACGAGCTTATCAAAAAACAGTCTAATCCTTTATCACAATGATACTAGAAGCACTAGTAACAACAGCGATTATATCGCTTTGTTACCTATACATATTGGAGTAAGTATGCCAAAAAAACCTGACAGAGAAAAAGAGTTAAAATTTATAGATGCCTACACAACTGGCGATACACAAGGAAATGCAACACAATCTGCAATCAAAGCAGGCTTTCCCGAAAATAAATCACCAAGACAACAAGGCTATTATCTTAAACGTAAACTCAGCAAAGAAATCCGTGAGAAAAACGAAGATCGTATCAACTCAACCAGCAGTAGTGCAATATCTGTATTGCAAGACTTATTAAGGTCAGAGCAAGATAGCGTCAGGCTTAATACAGCAAAGCTCATTTTAGAGTTAGGTAATTACAGCTCACAAAACATTAACTTGAATGTCGATAAAACATCAGAGAAATCTGACGCTGAGTTGATTGCAGAGTTAAAAGTTTTAATGGCTAATATGCCGAGCCTAAAACAGAAGATTGACTTACCCGAAACAGAAGAGATAACACCTAAAGAAGATGTCGAACAAGAAACAGTCAAGCATTAGTTTTTTCTGATTCGAGTATTGCTAGACCTATCTGATAGACAATCTGTGGAACTATCGCATTACCTAATCCTTTAATTCTGTCCACCCTATGGGGTATCCCATGAGCCACTCTACCCACCCTGGGTTCAACGCTGAACCTTTTGTGATCCATTCCTTCTGATCTCCCTTTGCTATTTGTTGTGGTAATAGTTTCCTCGTTGATTCGATTACTGCTTTCCCTGTGTCCTTGTAATCCCTTGCTGTCGGAGTAGGCCACATTTGCTGACCTCTTTTCCTTAATCCCTCTGCTATCATCACTTCCTCGTTCAGTATCCTTCCCCCTTTTCCATTCGGTCTGCTCCCTGGGTTTGATGCTCTCGGAGTCGGCCACATTTGTGGATTGTCTCTCATCTCTACTTGCACTTGATATGGTATTCCTTCTATCACCTCTGCCGCTAGATTTGGTATCGGATGTTTCCGTGTCTTTCCGCCTGGATATCTTTTCTCGTAGGATGGACTGATTCCCGATGCTGTCGGAGTATGCCACAATCCAGACTCTATATCTTTGATGGGGAGCATTGACTGCTGAAGCTGGAATAATAAACGATTGGACTTCGTAACCTTCGTTTTCCAAGTCAGTACACACTTGCTCGAATACCATGCCGTCTTGGATTGAAGTAAGATTCCTGACATTTTCGCCAATAATGTATTTCGGTTTGACAGATTTGATAACTCGTAACATTTCTGGCCAGAGGTGGCGATCATCTTCTGTACCCTTTCTTTTACCTGCAACTGAGAAAGGTTGACATGGGAATCCCCCACACACAAGTCCAATTCCATCTGATTTTTTCGGTTCATAATTTTTAATATCTCCAGTTATTGGTACTCCAGGAAAGTTTTTTGCCAAAACCTTCTGACACCATTCGTTATTTTCTACAAATTGGACTGTTTCAAATCCACCTGTACTCTCTAATCCTAAACTAAATCCACCTATACCGCTAAATAAATCAATAACTTTCATAATAGGTTTAACTGATCTGCGCCTTTCTCTTTACGGCTGTATCTAAAATCAACTAGCTTGTAAGGTTTTGCTTTTGCAAACTTTGACCTTATAGCTTTGTTGGGATTATTTTTAAGCGCATAGTCTATGGATTTGTTATCTACCTCAAGGACAATCTTGCCCTCATGTTCGATTTGCAACCCACCCTTTTGCATGGCTTTTACACAGTCATAGTCTCGAACAGACAACAACCCATTATAATATTTGTTTACTTTTACTTTGTGCATAATGTTCTCCTGTTTTTTTATGTTTGCCTTGACCAAGCAACTCCACCATACTGATTTCTACAATCCCAACTATCATGTATTGTATTATCTATAATGCAAGTAAGGTGTCCTCTTGTACTAACCAATAACTTTGATTTATCAAAAGTAGAGTCTTTTAGTTTTATTAATTTACCATTGACTCTTTTAGCTTTTCTTTTTACCCAACCTTTATTGGTTAAATATTTATCGAAAACAATTTTATCATTTGGTAATCTACCCAACTCTATACCAAGCTCACATAAGTCTATAAGAGTTTGCCTATAAGATTGATTAAGTGCTATAGCTATTGATCTAACAACACAATCCCCAGACTTAGCTTTTCTGCCACCATACTCTTTTTGCCTGTTTCCGTCTGTTTCTATGTATTTCATAATTTTCCTCATTCCAACTTAATTGTTGATATACCCTATTATAGCATATATGAAATAATTCTTCAAACCCCTTGATTCCATTGGTCTGCATGAATTTTTTTTTCATGAGATTCACAAACTTTTCTAATTTTATGTGCGAGAGTTGATTGTTCTTTTATATATACTGAGCCTTTTGTTTTTCTCCAATCTTCGAGTTCTTTCAAGGTTTTAGTATTTTCTATTTCTTTTGATATTAGTTGCATTTTGTTTTCAGAATCAATTACGTTTTTCTCCCACACCTTTTTCATTTTTTCTTCTTGCTCTATAATGTATTTTTTTAGGACATCAGAACAACCCCAGGGAAAATTACTTTCGCTTTCATTATCTTGTGTGCTATCGGGAATATGTTTTTCTATTCTCTCGAGAGCCTCTACCTCATCTCTACTAAATTTTTTAGTTATTAAGTTTCTTTTAATCCATTCGTTTTTAGTCATGTATCACCTATATAAACAATATCTTTTGTAGTTTTCTTTGTCTTTGTCTTTAATATTATTTCTTTATTGCTTTTTTTATATTCATCGTAGAAAAACTCATACATAAATATGTTTAACTGCAATACCCCTGTCTTACCTAAACCCTCGAAACTTTTAAAAAAACTATTGTCATTGTTAAAAAATATTTTTTTTATTTGCCCTAAATTGACAATATTACCCCTCAATAAAGAATTAACAATACTAACTGATAAAAAATTACACTTATGTAATTCTCTCAAAGTAAGATTATCTTTTTCTTCCGAGCTTAATTCATTCCAATTTTTTAAAAACAAAATATAATCATCATGTCTTCTTTTACTGTACCACTTGTGTTTTTTATCATGGTAAGGGTTTTTTAATAATTGTTTATTCATGTATCACCTATTTTAGAAAGCGCAGATATTTCGATTTGATTGATTTTCTCTATAATCTGATTGTATTGTTTTTTGTATTTTAAAAAGACTTTTTTGCTTATCTTCATCATGTGAGACCTTACCTGGTCGTCATAGACAAACATGCCTTTATTACAATGAATACAGTTATCAATACTCGATGTAGTTTTTATCACTCCTGTGCCATTACAAACAAAACATCTCTCAACTACAGATTCGACTATAGCTGTGTTGAGAAACTTTCTGATAAGGCCTTGTTCTTTTGGCATTTCTTTTTTGAGAAAAATCTCACAAGTCTCGTCAAATAGCTCATCAAATAAAGATGACCTCGAGCTGTTATCGTCAATGTATTTCATAAGTAGTAAGTTGTATTCTTTGCGATTGAGTTTGCTTGTACCGAGTATGTGGTTGATATCTTCGGCTGTGGTCCTGTTGTGATGATTCTCACGAAGCTCAAAGCTGCTAGACTTTGGTATGATTAAGGATAACAAATCAACTTTCAATCTGATAACACCTCATCATAGTATTTGAGCAGAGATTCTTGAGACCCAAACCTTTCTTCAAATCTCTTGGTATTATGGTGTACTCCGTCTTGCCCTCTGTGATGTCGAGGACAAAGCCCAACAAAGTTTTGACTGCGCAATCCCATTCCTGCTCCTGTCAAATGATGTATTTCACATTCACTATAACAGTTATAAAAGACTTTGCACACTATACAACCTTTCTCAGCAACTTTCCTGTAAGCTTCTCTCATGGCCTTATTTGGCTTTTTTTTCATTATAAGTTAATTCTTGATAAATCTAAATTATTCATCCCCAAACTTTTCTTTCATTTTTCTCTCCATATATGAATTGTAAGAAATAACTTTTTTGATATATTCTCTTAAATCTTTCGGCAGTTCAGAATCGTCAATTTCTTTTTCTTTGATTCTTTCGCTTAAAACACCCATAATGCAGTAAAAACTCAAAGTTTCTCCCATTTCGTTTTGTTGCATATATTCGTTGAGCTCATCGTTTGTAGCATCTATGAGATTTTCTTTTAACTTATTATATTCGAGTTTAATTTCATCAGGTTTTATCAACCCATGCACTAAATCAAAAACTAAATCTTGTAGGTTTCGATGTCTTATAAAAGTCAAACCATTCGGATGATATTGGCTGAAATAAGAGTTTTTTCTGTTTTTTGTATAACCATATCTTCCCTCAATGAAGGTGCTAAAAAATAAAAAAGAATCGTTTTTAAGAGCAAATCTTCTTTCTTGTTCATATTTTTCTGTTATTTCTTCATCTTCTTTCAATAATTTATCTGCAACTTCAATTAGAGTTTTATTATCCCAATTAAAACATTCCATAATTTTCTCCTGTTAATTCAATCATCAGTTTGATCTATCAATTTATCTAAGTACCATTTAGCTTTGTTTAAGTCCTCTAGAGGCTTACCCTTAGATTTATACCTTGTTATGTATTTGACAATATTGCCCTCAAGCCAATTCATATCTTGTGAGATAATAAAATCTGTTACCTGGATGCCGCCTTTTTGATAGTAAGAGGGGTTGATGTTGTCTTTTTTACTCACTTACTGTAACCCTCATATAGCTTTCTCTCGAGGTTTGCACTACTGTTGCTAGACCTCCAGATATTGACCTCAAGCTCAAATATCTTGAGTTGCCACCTTAACTCTTGTTGTCTGCCTTTCAAATAGGCTATCTCGTGAGCATATTTGACTATTTTTGGCTCTATTCTGCTTTTGGCCTCCCTATCCTTGATTGTGCCTGTTTCTTCCAAAAATACCCTAGATTCTTCCTGTTTTTTAAGTTCAATCTTTTCTTCTAGTTCTTTGGTAACTCGATTGAGTTCTTTGGCGCAATCTCGCATAGAGATGATATTCTTTTCAATCTCTACCTCAGATAACGATACTCTTGCTAATTCAGTCATATTGATCTTTCCTCCACCCATTTGCGGGTAAATTCATCAAACTCTTTTTCTGAGTATATTTTATCTCCTAATCCCTGGTTTCTTCTCTTTTGGTTCTCTTCTACCATGTGTTTTTGCCAATCTGAGAGTATATTTTCTGCATTAATTTCTACGAAATTTGTGTAACAACCCATTTTATTTTGTCCTCGCTATTTATTTTTTATAAATAATATGTTATTTATAAGGTTTTTCTTTTACTACTATATTTATAGTAGTTTTCTTTGCCTTTGTTTTGTTTTTGTTTCCCTCTTCTTTGTTTATAGAAGTTCTATAACTATAGAAGTTCTATAAGGGGAGCTTACCTTCTTCTCCCAAAAAGAAGAAGTAAGCTCATTATAGGCATATCTTCAATAAATAATAAAGAATAATTTCTGTATACTAGAGAATAATTTCATGATATATTGATACTTCAATATGAACAATATGAGGTAAAATATGAATGATACAAAGAAAATAGCCAATAAAACGGCTGTTAAGAAAACCAAGAAAACTTCTGTAAAGAAGAAACCCAAGTCTTTGATAGAAAAAATATACGAGATACAAAGAGATATTGGAAGTATAGAAAAGAAAGACGGGGGAGGCGTTCCTTATAAGGTAATTGCTTACAACGATGTAAACAAAGAGGTCAGAGAGCAAATGACTAAACAAAGAATTTGCATGATCCCAAGCACAAGCGCACATACTAGAAATGGAAACTTTACTGAGGTTGATGTAGGTATAACCTTAATAAATCTTGATAACCTGGATGATAAATTAACCATTGAGGGTTTTAAAGGTTACGGAGTAGACCAATCAGATAAAGGCATAGGCAAGGCGTATTCTTATGGCTATAAATACTTGTTTATGAAACTTTTTAACATGAATATTGGCAAGGACGAGGAAAGCGAGGATAAAGATACCAAGCGCAAAGAGCCAAAAGAAAAACAAGATGATTCTGCACAAGAATTAGATGACACAACAAACGATTTCTCATGATAGGTAAATACTACAACATGACAGCTAGTCAGTTTGTTGAATACTTGGGTTTTTCTAAATATGTTGCTGGTAGAGGCAACAAAGCCAAGAAGAACACCAAATTAGGTTGGGATATAAATGGCGATAGACCAGCAATAAGCGAATTTGTATTAGAATATGCCAAGTTCGGCCTTGAGCATGAAAAACACGCCCTTAAATTTTACGCAGATCACATGGGGAAGAAAGGCAAGGACTTTAATTTTATACTTTCAAACCAAAAATCATTTGAATTGCATAATTTTTATAGCACTAAAAACGGAGTGATTAGTCTGTCTGCCACACCTGACGGCATACAATCTGATCGTTGTATTGAAATTAAATGTGGCAAGAAAGGCAAAGATGTCTATTCAATCGAAGAAATTGTAGATAGATACTATCCGCAGATACAGGGACAATTATTCGTTTTGACCAAGTTGGGTTACAAGCCAAGCAAAACTCATTTTGTAAATTGGTCTTACAACACCCAACAAATCTATGAGATATTGCCAAACCAACAATATTTTGAGTATTTAGAGGAACATCTGAAAGACTATGCCAAGCATTTGTTAAGCGAGAAAGACTTTACAGAGGATTCGCCAAGCTTTTCAGATGATATAACAAAACAATTAAATCTTATTTACGAGGAGAAGAAA